CGTACCATCGCCGACGCCAAGGCTCTGCGCGAACGCCTGGTAGTCGGTCCAGTCCTTGAAGCGAAAGCCATAAGCCCGGCCCCGGCGCGCCCGAAAGAAGGCGATCAGCTCCGCCACCTGCTCACGCTTCTTCAGTCCATGGGCGACGTTCCAGCGACCGCGGGCCATCGCCCAGTTGGCGTTGCGCCGCTCATGACCCGACACCGTGGTCACGACGGTGGTCGAGTAGCCCGGACCGCCCGACGCGCCATAGGAGATGTCGGGCGGGAACTGCACCTCGTGAAAGCCGCTCATGCCTGCCTGCTCTTGTCAGCACCGCCTGCGCGCGGTAGCGATCGGTCATGGAACAAAAAGGGAACATACCGCCACGCTATGCGATCAGGCTCGCCGATCTGCGGCGCTGGCACATGATCACGGTGAGCTGCTCCAGTTGCGGTCACAAAGGCCGCCTTGGTGTCACTGCCTTGGGCGATGGCCGGCCGGGCCACACCCGCCTCATGGACCTTGAGCGAAAGCTGCGCTGTACGTCATGCGGAAATCGTCAGGACAACCGGATCCTGGTCAGCATGGCATCGCGGGAGTGAGGGAATCCGCAACACTGAGCTGAAACGAGCACCGACACTACAGTCTGCTATGAGCACTTCGGACGCCGTGTGGGGCAGCGACTGGACTGTAGCAGCGATCCCGATTCTGATCGTTTTGAGCATGGCGAGCGAGTCATGCCGTTGTCGTCAAAGACGGAGCGTTTCGTTCCGTGCCGTTAGCGCTGGAGTGGGATTCGTGTAAATGTCATCCTGGTGGAAGTTCCAGACGGCAACTCCAGTCTTCTGGACTCTGATGGGCGCAGGAATTTGGTGGGTTCTGTTTTCTGAATCACCGCTGCGTAACTACTGCTGAGGGACGTTGGCCGGAGTAACCAAGAGGACACCGAACAAGACGCTCCACCGAACCGCCGCTGGCCGTCGCCCTTCGGACGTCACATCCGCTGGCGCCGTGTTCGGCAGATCGACGTGGCGGTCGGTGAGCTTGGCGCAAGTCCGAAGAGAGAAGATTGGCCATGCACACTTTCGCACAGAAACCAAAGGCGACTCAGCAGACTACGCCCGCCAAGTCAACGATACCCGGTCGTGGCCATCTTGGGCAACGTCCGGGGATAGAATTGCTCCCTCGCTTACACAGCGCGATTGGAAATCAAGCCGCGCAGCGGATGTTGCAGCCTGATCCTGGAAAACCCGAAGCCAAATTGACCGGACCGGCATCACCTCGCTTTGGGCACGACTTCAACCAGCTTTCCACGAATACTCCTGCACCACGAGCGATCCAGACCGAACTCGCGATCGACGAGCTGGAAGACAGCTACGAGCGAGACGCAGACCGCCTGACTGAGCAAGTGATGCGCACGCCAGCCCCGCAGCTCCAGCGCAAATGCGCCTGCGGTAGTCAAGCGATGGCGAGCGGCGAGCACGGCGAGTGCGACAAAAAGAAGTGGCTACGCTTACAAACTAAACTCACGGTTAACGAGCCGGGAGACTTTCACGAACGGGAAGCCGACGTGGTCGCCGATCAGGTGATGGGAACGCACACGAAGTCCGGAGTCAGTGGCGCACCATCACGCATACAGCGGTTCACGTCGCAACCGACTGGGCAGACGGAGGTCGCGCCCGCCAGCGTTGATCGGGTTCTCGCCAGCTCCAGCACGCCCCTGACGCCTTCGCTTCGGCAGGACATGGAGCAGCAATTCGGCCACGACTTCTCGCGAGTGCGAGTGCATTCGGACACGGCTAGTGCGCAATCGGCGCGGGACGTTTGCGCTCATGCCTACACCGTTGGAAATGACGTGGTATTCGGTGTGGGCAAGTTCGCACCGGAGAGCCGCGGGGGACGACGCTTGCTTGCGCACGAGCTGGCCCATGTCGTCCAGCAGGACCAGGGCACATCCGCCCGTCACGCTGGACCTGGCTTCGCCGCCGTCGTCCGGCGGCAGGTGGATCCGACGCCCGCACCCCCGGTGCCCGCCGTTTCTCCGGAAGACATGGTGAGGGTTGTGGTGGACCAGCGCCACTGGATCGCGGGCCATCCGATGGTGCTCGAAGGAGAAGGACTTCCCGGCGGCACGCTGGCCGAGGGCGCACGAGGGCGAGGGGCAGGCGCTGGGTATCAGACCAATGCGGCGATCCAGATCCTTGACGCCAGCGGCAACCAGGTCGCCTTCGAAACGTCCAGGTTCGGCAGCGCCGGCCCGCATGCCGAGCCGCAGGCGATGGCCCGGCTGCAACAGCGGCTGGCGGGGGCGCAGGTGACCGGCGGCAGGATGATCGTAGCGGTCGATCAATATGCCTGCCCCGACTGCATGACGCGGCTTCGCTACTTCGCCCGGCAGAACGGCCTCTCGGGCTTCGAGGTCTGGGTGCCGGTGCGCGGCGAGGTCACACCTAAGACCGCGGCCCGTACCGCGGCGACGCGACCTGCGGCGATGGAAACGGCCGCGACGACGCCGGGGTATCGAAGCGGGGCGCGGCTCGTCCAGGGAGAAACGTTCGTCACCCCTGCGCGCCCGGCGGGCAACGGGTGGTTTCCGCCGGCGGCTCCATCGCTATTAAATCTCGGCCAGAAAGTGCGATCGAGCCGCGCGCCATCGACGGTGGTGGAGCCTGGGAGATGGCATCCACTGCCGACGAAAACGGTCGCGAACCTCCGCGCGGCCGTGAATCGCGCGCGGGCACCGAAGGCGTCGGTGGGACGCGGCGTGGTCCGAGGGGCGCTGGGTGTCGCGCCCCAGTTGATCGACTGGGGAGCTCAACTTTACGAAAAGGGGCACATCGAGTTCGGCACGTTCGCTCCCACCGGCGAACGACTTGCGATTTCGCCAACGCATGGCATCGGCACGGTGACGTCGCACGTCGAGTCGCTCTCGACCGAGATGCAACTGCTGACGCCCGAGGAAGCGGAGCGGGTTCTCAAGGAAGGCGAGTTTTTCGTCAACAAGTCGGGACCGGTAACCTCGAAGCTGTCCCCTCTGCTGATGAGCAGCGGCCACTATGAGTGGTTCGAGCTATGGCAGATCGTGAACGGCCGTGCGGCGTACACGAAATGCAGAACGGACAAGGGCTCCAGCTTCCGCGACATCTCGAAGCGCGACTGGACGGAAGCTGACCTGCGCGCGGTATGGAACCGCCGCTCGCCCTTCCGGTGTCCGCCCGCCGTCACGACAGGTTCCCTGGCATGAACGGTGCGTCGCCGAATCATTCTCGGCGAGGCATTGGCCCCCAGCTCAGAGATTCCGTCGTGCCCGCTGCATCGCACGGGCGGCGTCAGCCGCGATCTGGCCCTGGCTCTGCCGGAAGCTGCCCGCATCCGGCGTGGTGATGTTCATGACGACGTTGACCGGGGGCCGGGTATCACGCGCCGACCCCATCGCCGCGACCTGCGCCCGGGACAGCACCATCTCGCCGCGCTGCAGGATCGCCGGCACCTCGTCGGCGCGCAGGCCCGCCATGCCACCGTCATGGAGACGAGGTGCGCCGGCGAACGCCAAGGCAGGAACGAGATGCTGCGGGGCAGGATCCCCCACGACGCCGCCCTGGTGGAAGATGCCCGCCAGAAGCCCGCCGCCACCTGACTGGCCGCCAAGGAGCCCGCCACCCGAGCCGCCGAGCGCTGTCGCCAGCGGCCCGAGGATCGCCGAGCGAATGGCGATGCGCGTGATGTCGGCCTGAATGCTGTCGGCGAGGCCCGTGAAGTCGATCTTGCCGGTCGTCACGAAGCTGGCGAGCGCGTCCTCGCCGCTGCGGAAGGCGCCGGTGAGGACACTGCCCACCCCCTTGCCCCATGCCATCGCGTCGTCGGCATAGCGAGCCAGCTCGTCACGAACCACGGCCCAGCCGGTCGCGGCCTGGTCCGCGGCAGCGCCGATTGCCTGACCGGCGGTCCGGCTGGCTTCCGCGGCACCCGCCGCGGATCCGCTCAATCCTCCTGCTTCTCCTGCCGAGCCTCCACCAGCACCGCCGATCGCCGCGAAGGCCACGTCGAGACGTTCGGTCGCCGCTGCCGCGTTGTCGATCTCCGTATGGGTGCCGGCCATCGCCTCACGCAGCGCGGCCACGGAGGCAAGCGGCGCACCGGCAAGCTCCTCGAGCGCCACCGCGGTCTCGCGGGCGCCATCCGCGGCGGCCCGCGCATCCTCGGCAAAGGCCGTCAGACCCAGGTCGGGCGTCGTGAACGCATCCGTCGCGAAGGCGGCCGCGAAGGCTTCGCTGGCTGCCGTGCCAGCGCGACCTGCGGCACCGGCGACGTCGTTCTCGAATCGGCCCAGATCGATCTCGGGAACGAGCGTGATCGGCCGCTCGATGCCGATGGCCGCAAGACCGGCGTTCACGCTCTCCAACAGCTTGTTGATGCCCCCGACGGCACCGTTCAGCATCGCCTCCAGGCCCGCGATCAGCGCATTCGCCGCCTGAATCGTCAGGTCGCCGATCGTCTGGGGCAGGTTGCCCCAGATGGCCACTAAGGCATCGAAGGCGCCCTGGAACGTGCCGACGGTCCGATTGCCGAAGGTGACGACCGCCTCGAGCGCACTTGCCAGCGCCTCCGCCACACTGGCCTGGATGCCGCTCCAGGCAGCGCTGATGCGGGCCTGCAGGATCCCGGCCAGCAGCCCGATCCGGTCCCAGACCTCCCTCGCCACGTCACCGAGCAGTCCGAGCGCCGCGCCGAAGCCATCGCTGGCCTGGACCAGCCGGCCGAACTGGTAGATCAGCTCGCCGGCCGCCACGACCAGCGCACCGATCCCGGTGCGGATGAGAGCACCGCGCAGGAAAACCAGCGCGGTTGCCAGGCCGCGCACCGATGCCGCGGCCACCACCATGCCGGCGACCCAGCGGCCGGCGATGAAGGCGGCGAAGGCGGCGGCGCTCGACGCCAGCCGGCCGATATTGTCGAACAGCAGCCGGATGGCCTGGCCGAGCGGACCCGTCGTGCGCGAGATGGCGGCCAACACATCGGCCACCACTTCGAGGGCCGGTGCGGCGGCCACGGCCAGCTGGTTCGACAGGCCGCGCCAGACGAGGCCGAGCCGGGAGATGGCATCGTTCGTGCGCTCGATCTGGTCGGCGTCCTGCTCGGAGACGACGACCCCGAAGTCCCGAACATCCTGCGTCGCCTGCCGAAGTGTGCCTGTGTCGATCCGGGCGATGGCGATGCTGCCTTCCTCGCCGAACAGCTGGCCGGCAACCGCGGCGCGCTCGGCGGCTGGCACAAAGTCCGAGATCGCCTGGTTGATCCGCCCCACGCGCTCGTCGAGCGACAGGTCGAGCAGGGCGGTGGCCGATAGGCCGAGCCGCTCGAGGGCGGCAACGGCCGGCCCCGTGCCGGCGGCCGCCTGGCTGAGGCGGCGGGTGAGGTCCTTGGTCGCCTGCTCGATGCCCGACATCGAGACGCCGGCCAGTTCGCCGGCACGCTCCAGAATCTGGATGCTCGCGACCGTGGTGCCGAGCGACTGGGCCAGCTTGGCCTGGGCGTCGACGACCTGCAGCCCCGAGCGGATCATCGCCGCGGCCCCGGCGGCGAAGGCCGTGGCGGCAGCGGCAGCGGCGATCTGCAGCCGGCGATAGAAGGCGGCGACCCGGGTGTTCGCCGCTTCCATCTCGCGCGACAGGCGTCGCATGCTGCTCTCACCGGCCTCGCCGATGCCCTGCAGCTCGGCACGGACCTCACGACCGCCGACGACAGCAAGACGAACGGAGACGCGTTTTTCAGCCATCGTGCTCAGCCCGGATTTGTGCGTTGAGCCCGCGCACCATCATGCCCTCCACCTCCGGCAGCAGCTCGGCGCAGGCCAGCAGGTCGATACCCAAGGCATCGGCCAGCGCGAGCGCTGCTGTCATGTCGAGGCCGAGAATGGCACCCGGCACGGCACGCAGCTGACCAGTGAGCCGCTGGGCCAGGTCCCAGACCTGCCAGCCCTCGATGGTCAGCGGCCGGTTCAGGACGGCTGGGCACTCACGGCAAGGTCCAGGGCAGGATCGACAGTATTGGTCGCCCCCGCTGAAGTGCCACTGGCTGAGGGCGCGGAGCCGTTTTTTTCCTCTTCCAGCAGCAGGCCCTTCGAGACGTAGCGCAGCTGGAACGCCTCGAAGAGCGGCAGGATGTCGAGGAGTGCGTCGATCCCTTGTGGCGTAACCGGAACCGGCTCGCCCGCTTCGTCGCCGACGCCTTCCCAATCCAGCACGACGAGCCGTGCCAGGGCCTTGGCCATGGTGACCGCGATGATCTCGTTCGACGCTCCTTCGGGCAGGCTGGTCACCGAGGGATCGCTGCGGGCGGCCGCCATCAACGAGGTCGTCAACGGAGCGACGCGCAGGCGCACGTCATGGCCGAGGTCGAGCCAGCGGGGCTCGCGGGAGAGGTCGAGACGGATCATGGGTGGGGGTCCTCATACGTAGCTGGTGATGTCGTTCAGAAGGTGCGCGCGCAGCATCGTGCCTTCGCCGTCGTCGAAGGCGGCGCGCCAGTCGAAGCTGGCCTCCACCCCGCCGGGACCGGAGACGGCATACTTGGGCTTGGGCAGGAAGACGCGCGGCAGCTCGAAGCGGAGCGTATAGCCCTCGGGGAAGGTGAACCCGTATTCCAGGCTGACCGGATCGCCATTGGCGGCCTCGGCGACCAGCGTGGCACCGTCGAAGCGCACCGACATCGACCCCTCGGCAGACGCGAACGTCGGATCGGCCGCTGCGATCTTGCCGTCCTCACGGATGACGCGGACCCGCTCGAGGTTGTTCGAGAAGGTCAGGCTGCCGCCGGTGA